CTATGAATCCGTGTCCGTGTAGGTATCAAGTTTGACTAAGTTGTATACTACATGGATGTTTGGAACTTTTTGACCGTCTTCAACAACGGTTTCTACTTCAATGCTCTTAACTAACAGCCTTACTAAATCATATTTATCCTCATATGTTAAGTTATCTAGTTTGTTATAATATGTTTTTAATTTACTAGAAACAGTAGATATGAGTTCATCTTTGTGTTTACGATTATTAATCTTATTTTCCAATGATTCAATTAAATTCGAAATGCTTTTTTCTTCTCTTTTTATATCTCTTAATTGTTCTTCAACTTCTTCTTCGGAAATAATATTTTTTCTGAATAAAGTTAATATGTTGTTCTTTTCTGACTTCTTATCATTAAGAGCTTTTCTTAATTTTTTTAAATCACTATCAATATCTTCGTTGGAGTTGCCGGCTCTTTTTTTCATTTGTTCAACATAATAATCGTATTTTTTTAATATATGTAAACAATCATTCCAAATTTGTTCCTCAAGCATATCTGCATTCACATTAACGTTGTCGCATTTAATACCATACATCTTTACGTATTCATTTCTTTTCCCACTACAAACATATACATCACTTCTATTTTTGTAGCTAACACCATAATAAGTTTTTCCACAACGCTTGCATTTTATCATCTTTCTTAATAAAAATTCTCTTTTTAGATTTCTCTTGCTAATTATAAAATTTTCTTTTTTCTGAGCTTGAGCTTTTTCCCATACTTTTTCTGATATTATAGCTGGAACTTTACGGACAATTAATTCTTTTCTTCTTGTGCTTCTTTTACCGTAATAATGTAATCCTTTATAAGTTGTATTTGATAATATCCTTTGTATGCTCCCTGATCTCCACTTACCAGTAATACCTTTAGTGCGTTTGCCTTTGCCTTTTCCACAACTACTTAGTATATTAGCATTATTCAAATATATTGCTATATCTATAGTGCTCATTTTATTTTCGGTATACATTCTGAAAATCTTCTTTATTATTTCCGCTTCTTCTTTATTTATTTCGAGATATCCTTTTTTGTTAATAATATAGCCATAAGGCACTATTCCACCCATCCATTTCCCCTTTTTGGCCGCTCTAGTTGCTCCTAAGTACATTCTATCTAAGATATTATTTCTTTCAAGTTCGGCCATGTTAAGATAAGTAATGAATTGGAAACGACCAGTTGATGTATTTAAATCGAAAGGCTCGGTTACACTAAGTATTTCAATATCGTATTTTCGTAGCATTTCAACTGCATTTAAGCCGCTTAATGTATCTCTCCCAAAACGGTCGATTTTCCAAACTAACACAGTGTTAAACATTCCTTTTGAAGCATCTTCAATAAGTTGTTTTCCTGCTGGTCGTTGCTCGAATGCAACAGTTCCAGAAATACCATTGTCTAAGTATTCGTTGTATATTTCTAAATTTTCTTTCATTTCAATATATGTATGTAGAATTTCAACTTGGTTTTCAATTGTATCTCTTTCTTTTTGGTCATCTGAAGAAACCCTGCAATATAGAGCGACTTTTTTCACTTTTATACCTCCTTATTTTTTTCTCTGTTTCCTAATAGAATTTAATGCTATTTCAATAGCCATTTTCAGTTGAGCCTTTTCCTCTGCACTCATTTCAATGTCGTCTAACGTTAGCTCATCTGAACTAAGTACTAGATGCATTGTTTGTTCAACATCTGTCACTATATACTCAACATCTTCTTCAACACTAAGTAATTCATCTGTTGCAACTCCTAACACATTTGCTATTTTTTCTATAGTTTTTGTATTTAAACTCTGCCTCTTCCCACTTTCAATTTGGCTTATAGTAGAAGCACCAACATTAGCTTCTTTTGCTAATCTATATGCACTAATACCTTTTTCTTGCCTAATTCTTTTTATATTCAACCCTATTATAGATATATTATTATCCATATTGTTTATCGCTCCTTTTTATTTATATTTTTGTTTACGGAAATAGTTTACCATTAATTTTTACTTTAGTCAATGAAATAGTTTCGACAATGAAAATATACGAAAATCAAAGAAAAATTGAGAATAATTAAAATAATTTAAAAAAATAACTGAAAATAGCGAAAAATGAATGTTGTATATTTTCGAATTGTGAAATATAATTTAAGCATAGTTTCGGAAACGAAATTAATTTGAGAGCAAAAGGTGGTGAAAATGTGAACTTAAGCGAAATGATAAGACAGAAGGGTCTTACAAATTATAGAGTAGCAAAGGAGGCGAAAATAGGACAAGCAACGATATCAGAATTAATAAATGGCAAAAGAAAGGAACCAAAATTTACAACAGCGCTTAAAATTGCAAATGTTTTAGGTGTAGAAGTAACAGAAATTTACAAAGCATTAAAGGAGTGATTACATGCAAGTAAGAACAGAAATAATTAATGGCAAGAGGAGAATATGCATTACAAAAAGTGCTTCTGGCGAAGACAAAGCACGAGAAGCCGTGCTAAAAGTTATGGGTAACGACGAGTACGAGTACAAAGAGGAGGTAAAGCATGAGTAACTTAGTAAACATTTTTAACAAAGATGGACAACTTGTTGTAACAAGCAGACAAGTAGAAAAGGATTTTGGGAAAAGGCATAGTGATGTACTAGAAAAAATTGATAAGTTGATAAAAGAAATTCAACCAACGGAAAAATCCGTTCGTTACTTTATACCTGGTAAATATAAAGATAATAAGGGAGAAATGAGAAAGGAATACCTATTAACACGAGATGGATTTTCACTTTTGGTAATGGGCTTTACTGGAGCGAAGGCTTTAGAGTGGAAACTAAAATATATCGAAGCGTTTAACAAGATGGAGCAGAAATTAAAAGAGCAAAAGCAACTCTCACCTATACAAGAGCTAAAACTTCACTATCAAGTTTTAGAAACGCACGAAGAGAAACTTACAGAAATAGATAATAGAGTGGAAAACTTAGAAAATAACATGACAATAGACTTCGGACAACAAAAAATCTTAGGTGATATTGCAAAGAGAAAAGCTGTACAAGCTCTAGGAGGTAAAAATGCTTCTGCTTATAAGAACAAAGGTATCAGAACAAAGGTTTTTTCTAAGGTTTGGAAAGATTTTAAAGACTATTTTGGAATCAATAGCTATAGAAATACACCTAGAAAAGATTTTGATAAGGCTAAAGAACATTTAGAAAATTGGCAAGTACAAGGGAAACTTTTAAGAGAAATAGAGGAATGCAATAATCAAGTAAACATAGAGGAGGTAATCTAAATGAATAAATTTGAAGTTAAAAAATTATTTTGGAAACTTGCAGATGGGATTGTAGCTTGCGGTGACACGGTTACGCAAAATAAAGCGGGTGTAGTAGTCGAAAGAGGTATAGCACTATCTGATTACTATGTAATGTTTGGATTAGATGATGGGGTAATTAGAATTTATAACAGTGAATACTTGCCAATAGCAGCTTATACAGAAGAAAGCGAGGAATTAGTTGTACTAAAAGAATTATTCGAGGATTTAGAGTAGATGAGGGAGGTGAGATTATGGATAAAAAGACAATGGAATATTTAAAAACTAGAGTTAAAAAGTATGAAGAATTAGAACGAAGAAAGTATGATTTGGAGCGGGATAAAATGAAATTAAAGGGTTATCAAAAAGACATAGAAGAGGCTAAGAATATTAAAGATTTAAGCTTAAAACTAGAAATTTATATCGGAGGAAGCTATGAAATTAATTATACGCTTATTCCAATGACAAAATATGCAGAACTAGGACAAGTTCTTATGAAAATTTTAGAGGATAGCATTGCGGAAACGGAAAAGGAAATGGAGGAAATCTAATGAAAAGGAGGCAAGAAGATGCTAAAACAATTACTAGAAAGGAGAATAGGACATCTTAGCAATGCAGAATTTGCAGTGATAATGCAAATTACAGAAGACGACATTAAGTTTAACAGAGTTAGCTTTAAAAAGCATACAGACTTAGAGTATGTATTAGATATAGCAGTTAGAAGTGTGAAATTGTTAAGAAAATGTGCATAGGAGGGGTTGAATGATTAAAGAAACAAAAGATTGGAATATAAAACTACATGAGAAGGACATTATGTTCTTAAAACAAGAGAACAAAAAGCTACAAGAGAAAATTAATAAGAATAATGCAGAGATAAAGCAATTAAGAAAGTGGAATAGAGAATTAAAGGGGAGGAATTAGATGAATATAATTTTAAAATCTTTGAAGATTAAAAACTTCAAAGGCATAAAAGATATGAGCATAGACTTCGGGAGAGTAACTAATATTTACGGCGAAAACGCTACTGGAAAAACAACGATTTTTGACGCTTTTACGTGGTTACTATTTGATAAAGATAGCAGAGATAGAAAAGACTTTGATATTAAAACAATAGATAATAACGGAAATGTAATCCATGGTTTAGAGCATGAAGTAACAGGAGTATTGAACGTAGATGGTACGGATATTACATTGTCTAAAATCTACAAAGAGAAGTGGGCCAGAAAACGTGGTGAAGCAACAAAAGAATTTACTGGGCATACAACACTATATCACATTAATGGAGTTCCAGTAAAGAAAAGCGAATATCAAAAAAAGATAAACGACATAATTGACGAGAATTTATTCAAATTGATTAGTAATCCACTCTATTTTAGTAACATGATGAAGTGGCAGGATAGGAGAAAAGTTTTATTAGACATAATTGGAGATATTACTGAAGCTAGAATTATTGAGTTCAATTGCGATTTAAAAGCGTTAGAACAGTTATTGGTAGATAAAGATATTGATACTCTTAAAAAATCAATTATGGCACGTAAAAAAGCATTAAACGATGAAATTAAGTCTATTCCATACAGAATAGATGAATTAAATAATTCTATCCATAAGTTAGATTTTGAAGCTTTAGAATTTAGAAAACGTGGCATTATAGCTGCAATAAAAAATACAGAAGATAAGCTACTAAATAGCAGTAAAATTAACGAAGAATTTCTTAAAAAGCAAGATAAATTATATAAACTTAAATCTAAGCTAAAAGATATTGAATATGTGGCAAAAGATAAAGCCGAAGAACCGCTTAAACAACTAGAATTCGAGTTAAGAGAAGCAGAAAAAGAAAAATCGAAGCTTAAAATGCAGCTATACAAATTAGAAACAGATATAGCGAGTAAAGAAAGTTTTGTATCTAGTATAGAAGAGGAACTTGAAAAATTAAGAAATGAATGGAATTTGGTAAATCAAGAAACTTTGAACATACCTGAAGAAAGTTTTATATGTCCTACATGTAAAAGACCGCTTGAAGAACATGACATTAAAGCTAAGAAAACTGAAATGATAGAAAACTTCAATCAAAATAAAGCTGAAAAACTAGCTGCAATAAATACAACTGGAAAACAAAAGAAAGAGAAAATGGAAGAATTTAAATTTGGAATAGAAAGATTAAAAATTGAGAAAAATTCTGCAGTAAAAAAAATAGAAGAAGTAAATGAGATTTTGGCTGAAAGAAAGGCTAAAATTGATAATTTCACACCATCTATAGATTTAGAAAATAATAAAGAATATCAAGAAGTATTGAAACAGATTAAAGAGTTAGAAACAAAACTTTCAAGCCCAAGAATTGACAATGAAATTAAAGAACTTAAAATAAAAAAAATGCAACTAGACAAAGAACTCGAAGAAATTAATAGTCAACTAGCTTATAAGGAACAAAACGAAAAAACAAAAGTAAGAATAAAAGAATTAATGGATAAAGAAAAAGAACTGGCACAAAAAATGGCTGAATTAGAAGGTCAAGAATTTCTGTGTGAGGAGTTCATAAAGACTAAAGTTGAGCTTTTAGAAGATAGCATAAATAGCAAATTTAAACACGTAAGTTTTAAATTGTTTGACATGCAGATAAATGGCGGACTTAGTGAAACGTGTGAAGCATTAATAAATGGAGTGCCTTTTGGAAGTGCTAATACTGCAAGTCAAATAAATGCAGGGTTAGACATAATTAATACTTTAACTAAGCATTACAATATATCCACCCCTGTTATTATAGACAACAGAGAGAGCATAAATAAGTTAATAGAATGTAATAGTCAAATTATAAATCTTATAGTTAGTAAAGATAAAAAAATAAGAGTGGAGGGGATTTAATTGGCGAATGAATTAATGACAAAAGAATGTAGTTTTATAGTTAATGGTGAGGAAGTGAAGCTTACAGGCAATACAGTCAAAAAATATTTGACAAAAGGAAATGATACTGTTACAGATCAAGAAGTTGTAATGTTTATCAATCTTTGTAGATATCAAAAGTTAAATCCATTTTTGAATGAAGCATACTTGGTTAAGTTCAAAGGTTCTCCTGCACAAATAATTACTAGCAAAGAGGCTTATATGAAAAAAGCAGAAGCTAATCATAATTTCGATGGAATGAGGGCTGGACTTATTGTTCAAAGAGGAAATGATATTATTGAAGTTGAAGGAAGCTTTACTTTAAAAGGTGATATTCTATTAGGAGCATGGGCCGAGGTTTATAGAAAAGATAGAAAGTATCCTTATGTCTCAAAAGTAAGCTTTGAAGAATACAACAGAGGACAATCGACGTGGAAGAAAATGCCTAAAACCATGATACGTAAGGTTGCAATAGTACAGGCATTAAGAGAAGCTTTCCCTGTGGATTTAGGAGCGTTATACATGGAAGAAGAAACTAATGCTGTTGTTGATGTTGCGGTCGAAAATGAAGTTCAAGAAGAAATTAACGAAAAAGCAAATTCGAAACCTTTAAGCATAGATATAGACAATAAAGAAGTGATAGATGTTGAATCGGAGGAAGAGACAAAAGCCGAGCAAACAATAGTGGAAGGGCCAGGATTCTAAGATGAAATTAAAAGTGTTATGGAGTGGCAGTAGCGGAAATTGCTATTTACTCCAAGGAAAAGAAGAAACTTTAATATTGGAATGCGGAATATCTTACAAGAAAATCTTAAAAGGCTTAAATTTTTATTTAAACAAGGTGGTAGGGTGTTTGGTCAGCCATGAGCATAAGGACCATTCTAAAGCGATACAGGACTTAATGAAGAACGGAATAGATATCTATACGAGCAAAGGAACAGCAGAAACTTGTGGGGTTACTGGATACAGAGTAAAACTATTAGAAAGTGAGAAGGTAACTAAAATAGGGAGTTTTATAATACTTCCGTTCGAAACACAGCATGATGCTGCAGAACCTTTAGGCTTTTTAATCTATCACAAAGAGATAGGGAATTTGCTATTCATCACTGATAGTTATTACTGCAAATATAAATTCCATGACTTAAATCATATTTTAGTCGAATGTAATTACTCGGATGAAATATTGAAAGAAAACTTAGAACAAGGATTAATACCAAACAGCTTAAAGAATAGACTTTTGAAATCTCATTTTTCGCTAGCAAATGTAAAAGGCTTTTTAAACGCTACAGACGTGAAGGCAGTGAAAGAAATAATACTTATACATTTAAGCGATAGAAATAGTAACGCTGTGGGGTTTAAAACAGAAGTTGAAAAGTTTACTGGTAAGCCAGTTTATATTGCTAATAAAGGTTTAGAGATAGAATTGGAGGTGTAAGTATGATAACTGAAGAACAAGCCCATAACTAACAAAGTGCCCTCGCATAAGGACACTAAAAACTAAAACTTTATTCGGTTGAGAGCTCGGCAAAGCTCTTAACCCTATTCTAACATGCATTACACATTTTTACAAGTGTATGCGTGTTAGAAAAAATGTAGTGGAAGGTGGTATTTTGGCAGTTTATAGAGTGCATAAAGATAAAAATAATCCTTACGTAATGCTTAATAAATATGGAATTTACGACAATAGATTAAGCTATAAAGCTAAAGGAATATTAAGTTATTGCCTTAGTAGACCAGACGATTGGCAATTCTACGAGGAAGAAATCGCAGAACATAGTACAGACGGAATTGCTTCTGTACGAACAGGGCTAAAAGAATTGATGAATGCTGGATATATAACAAGAGAAAGACTAAGAGATGAAAACGGTAAATTTAAAGGGTATGAATATGTGATATATGAATTACCGAAATGCGATTTTCCAAAAACGGATAATCCGAAAACGGGAAAACCGAAAACGGAAAATCGCATACTACTAAATAATGAACTAACTAATAAAAGAAATAAACTAAATAATGAATATAGTAGTAGTTGTAGTAATAAGAGCAATGTTGAAGTATTTAAACATTTTGAAAAATGTAATTTCTTAATTAGTCTTAACTTGCTAGAAAAGATTGCAGTAGATGTTGAAATCTATAGCAAAGAATGGGTAATGAAAGCAGCAGAAGTTGCAGATGAAAATGGAAAGCATAACTACAATTACGTTAAAGGTATATTAGAGAACTGGAAAGCAAACGGTATTAAGCAAAAGAAAGAAGGTGCAAAACGTGGAGGCGCTAGACAGAATACTGGCGAAAGTAAGGGAAAGTGGGCAGGATTTAAACCACAAAAATCTATTGAACTCACAGATGAAGAACGAGCAGAACTCGAGAAAGAACTTATATAAGTGCCCTGTATGCAAAGATACTGGCTTTATAATCAAAGAAGTAGAAGGTAGCCAACCAATTATGCAAAGATGCAAATGCCAAGAAATCGAGATTGCTAAAAAAATATGGATAAAAGCTGGTATAAATCCCGAACAGGCTAAACAAACTTTCAGCAGCTATAAGATATATAATGACATAACGAAATACGCAAAAGATACAGCAATAAAATATTACAAGGATTTCGAGAATATTAAAAAGGATAGACATAATAGCATAGCATTTCTAGGACAAGTTGGTAGTGGAAAAACTCATTTAAGTTTAGCTTTGGCAGTTAATTTTTTAGAAAAAAAGAGAATATCAGTAGTCTACATGCCATACAGAGATGTAATTACTTCTATAAAGCAAAACATGTTAGATAAAGAATACTATGCAAAACAACTAAGCAAATACCAAACAGCAAAAGTGTTACTTATAGACGATTTATATAAAGGCAAGATTACAGAATCAGATATAAATATAATGTTCGAGATAGTTAATTATAGATATTTAAACTATTTACCGATAATAGTTAGTTCAGAATTTACGATAGAACGTCTACTAAATTTTGATGAAGCAGTTGGAAGTAGAATATATGAAATGTGCAAAAAATATATAGTGCAGATAGAAGGAAAAGAAAATAATTATAGATTAAGAGAGGAGTAATAAAATGAATAAAGTAGTGTTAATTGGTAGACTAACTAAAGACCCGGATTTACGATTTATTCCAGGTAGTGGAACAGCAGTTACCACTTTTACAATTGCAGTTGATAGAAGGTTCAAGAAGGAAGGGCAACCCGAAGCAGATTTTATTCCTGTTGTTGTATGGGGGAAGATAGCAGAAAACACGGCTAATTACATGAGCAAAGGAAGACTTATAGGTATTAGCGGAAGAATACAGACTAGAAGCTATGAGGCTAAGGATGGAACGAGAAGATATGTTACTGAGGTAGTAGCTGATGAAGTGCAGTTTTTGGATTACGGAAATAAGCAGGCTAGCAATGAAAACGAGAATAATAATTTTGATTATGGTCCGGATGTAACACCGGTGGATGATGAGGACATACCATTTTAGTTTTTAAAAATAAAATAGAAGGTGATTAAATGGGATTTATACATTGCCAAAATGATAAATGCAAGTATTACTGGGAAGATATGTGTACTTTGAATATGAAAGAAAAGCTAGTTTGCCTTGATAAAAATGGCAAGTGTTTCAGCTTTGAAGAAGGCATAAGTGAATGGTATAAAGAAGCAGAAGAAAGTGAAAAAGAAAATTAATTAAAGGAGGGTAATGATGGAAGGGTTAAATGGGAATAAAGAACATGACTATAAATTATTAATATTAAGCGTAGAAAAAGACATTGATGATTTAACTAAAGATATAGCTTTTCATAATGAAATCACAGTGCCAGTAGTTAAATATGAATTAGAAAGAATATCAAGATATATTACAACCTATAAGCAATTAATAGGAGAGGATTAATTAATTTAGTTGGAGGTACAAAGATATGATAGCAAGAAATGGGGCAAAGAATAGAAAAATATTCAATGTAGGGGATAAAGTATCTTTTAATTTTCACCCTTCTTGGTTTAAGAAAAAGATAAACTACAAAGGAAAAGTAATATTTGCAAATGAAAATTTTTTTACAATTGATATTGGAATATGGAGAGAAAGTTTTAATTGGGTAGACCTCGAATGCTTAGAAATAAAGGATGTGAAAGTAAATGGATAAGTCATCTCTTAGGAGAAGAATTATAAATACTGCAGTGGCATTAGCGTATCAGCTTGCGGACGAACAGAATAAAAGCTATGAGGAAGTTTTAGGACAAGCAATAGAAGAAGCGTGTATAAGGCATAATGTAGGGCATAAAGAGTTTATAAAAATGTTTATAGGAGGTAAATAAAAGTGGAGATTAAGGAACTTTTAAAAATGCAAGAAGAACTGGACCAGTATATAGTGGATATGCAGTTCAACACAACCGAAGAAGGGCTAGCACAAGTTGATGGAAATGATATGGAGTTTCTTGCAAATAGATTATTAGCATTGCAAGTGGAAGTGAGCGAGTTAGCAAATGCAACTAGGTGCTTTAAGTATTGGAGTAGTAAAGGAATGGAGCCAAAAGAGAGATTACTAGACGAATACGCAGACTGTATGCACTTTATGTTTAGCATAGCGAATACACTTAAATTCACTGCAGATGAAATAGAGAACGCATACATTAAGAAACATAAAGAGAATTACAGAAGACAGGAGGAAGGGTATTAATGTCTTACCAAAATGATAGGAGCCTTTCCAATCCTAGTAGACTAGGTTGCGAGCCTGAGGTTGCATCATCGAACCATTAACAAGCTGGTCTTGTTTTAAAAGGCGTGAGGGTGTGCTAACAAAACGTAAAACCTTGAATAGTTGCGTAAGTGTCTAACCAACACGAGCAAGGGAAGCCTAAAAGGTTACCTGCTTAGATGAAATGTATTCTAAGCAGGTGGAAAGGTGAAAGAAAAACATATTGTTAGTTTTAGTGGTGGAAAAGATAGCACAGCAATATTACTAATGATGGCAGAAAAAGGTATGCAAATAGATGAAATAATATTTTGTGATACCGGAATGGAGTTTTCTGCTATGTATGACCATATAACAGCAGTAAAAAAGTATATAAATAGATCTATAACAGTATTGAAAGCGGAAAATTCTTTCGAATATATGATGTTAGAGCATAAGAAAAGGAATGGAAAGGTCGGCTATGGCTGGCCAGATATGAGAAACAGATGGTGTACTTCATATCTTAAGAAAGATGTTGCAAGAAGATATCTAAGAACTTATGAAAAACAAGGATTTAAAGTTATTGAATATCACGGGATAGCGGCGGATGAAAAACATAGAGCAAATAAAAACCAAGAGAAAAATATTAAATATCCCTTGATAGACTGGAAAATTACAGAACAACAAGCTTTAGAGTATTGCTATAGCAAAGGGTTTAATTGGGATGGACTGTATGAGCAATTTAGAAGAGTAAGTTGTTGGTGTTGCCCAATGAAAGGATTAAAAGAACTTAAGAGTTTATACAAATATCATAGAGTTTTGTGGGAACAACTCAAAGAAATGGATAAGAAAAGCTGGAACAAATTCAGATTAGACTATACATTGGAACAGTTAGAACAAAGATTTAAGGAAGAAATATTTATAGAGGAACATCAGGTAAGTATTTTTGATTTATAGGTAGTACAACTATCCGAAAAAATCGGATAGTTAAAAGGAGGTAAATTATGAAGCAATTCAAGATTGGGTTTACAGAAAAAAAGTATTACGAGGTAATTGTAGAGACAACAGATGATGTAAGACTTCAAGATATGGACATTATTTGTGAAGAGTTAGAAATACAAGATGAATACGCAGGCGAATTAATAAATGACTTGGCATTAAAAGGTATTAAGGGTGAAATTATTTTTGAAGGTCCCAAATTCGGAGAGATTGAAATTAAAGGATTAGAAGAATTGGAGGGGTAAGGATAAAGTATTAACAAAGGAAATAACATCATATGAGAATATAGTCACAACAAAATATTCTCATATGATAGTCAAGTAGGAAAGGAGAAAAGATTATGAATAGTGAGAACATAAAGAGTTTAATAAGGCAGATACAAGACGAGCTCATGCTGGCAGAAAATAAATTTAATAATGCTTTAAATCAAACAGACATGGATATAGCTGCAATAGATATTAAAGCATGTGAGGACAAGTTGAATTTACTCTATAAAAAAGCAAAGGAGATGGGACTATGAATAAAAAAATATATTCAGCTGTAATGGAAAGAGCAAATGGATACTGTGAAGTATGTAATAGGTACTTTGGGGAAAAGCTTCAGCTACATCACATAGTGAGTGGAACAGGGAAAAGACAGAAATATGAAACACTAACAAGTTGTATAGCTGTTTGCATAGAATGCCACAATGAAATTCATTCAAATAGAAAATTAGATTTAGCGTTAAAGAAGTTAGTACAGGAAAAGTATTTTAGACAAGGACTAAACGAAAAAGAAGTAAGAGAGAAAATGGGAGGTAGAATTTATTAATGATTAAAATAATAATTCCTATAGCTCCAATAACTAAGAAAAATAGCCAGCAGATACTTATAAATAAAAGAACAGGCAGGAGGTTTATAGCACCTAGTCAACAATACAAGCATTATGCAAAAGAGTGTAGTTACTATATAAAACCATTGAAAGAACCAATAGATTATGAAGTGAACGTTAAATGTATATATTATATGCCAAGCAGAAGAAAAACAGATCTTACGAACTTAATGGAAGCTACACATGATGTATTAGTTGATTGTGGGATATTAAAGGATGATAATTACAAAATTATTAAAAGTGTAGATGGCAGCAGAGTGCTTTATGACAGAAATAATCCGAGGACAGAAATCTATATAGAACGAGTGGAGTGATTACATGGAGTTGATGCAAATAGGACAAGAAATACACAACACAAGTAAACGTATAGAAGAAGGAGTTAATAGGTTGCATAAGTATGCTGTTGCTTATGCAACTGCTGAAAAAGAATACAGGATAGCACTTGCAAAAGAGATTATGTTTTTAAGAGATAATAAACTACCAGTTACATTAGTAAATGACGTAGCACGTGGGAATACTGCAGAGCAGAAGTTTAAGAGGGATTTAGCAGAAGTTGAGTATAAAACTGCTAGAGATATGCTGAACGCATTACAAGCAGAGCTTAGTGGTTTACAAACACTGTATAAGGCACAAACGGAGGTGTAAACTATGTACGGATGTGAATGGAGGGATAAACTAAATGACATTTTAGATAATAACAGATTTTACGAGAGAAATTACTCAATAAAATATAAATGTAGATATAAGAAAAACGGAAAATGGATAAAAGCTATGATTGATTTAGAACATGGAATTATATACGGACTGAATGGACAAGTAGTTAGGAGGTGCCAAGCATGGCATTAATTATAGGATTATTTATAGGTGGCATGATAGGATTTTTTACAGCCGCATTGTTAACGGCAGGGAGTGAAAAAAATGAAAATTGAGCCAAGAGAGAACGAGTTAAACGGACAGATAGTATTGTTTGACATCATAGAGGAGCAAGAAGAACAAGCAGAATTTAAAATTGTAGCATATCCGAAAAGAAATAATCTAATTTTAAGTTATAAGCAAATAGTTACGATTTTAGAAGCGTTATATAACTTTAAAACGAATATCGAAAAGCTAGAAGTAAATAATTTGCAAGAAAAAATATTTTTGGATAAAAAAGTGCAAGAAATAGACACGCTATTTGAATACTTAGAAAAAGGGATTAACTATAATTTTAAAAATGCGGTTAATAAAAGCATAAATAAGCACAAGAGCGATGTAGGAATTGAAACTTTTGAATGGTTGAGAGGTGAAAACATATGAATGAGTTTAAAAAGAGAAAACAGGTCGAGGAATGGTTAAGAGACTATAAGTCGATAAAGGCAAGTATAAAAAATCTAAAAGAGGAGTACAAGCTATTGCAGGATACTAGCAGTGCAATAGACGTAAGCAAAGAAGTTGTAAGTAAAACTAATAAGTTCAATTCAGAAGTAGAGAATACGATTATAAAGCTAAATGAGTTGGAAAATAGAATAAAAAGAATGGAACATTTAATCAACAAGATAGATAGAGCTTTAAATACGTTAAACGATACGGAAAGAGAGATTGTAATTAACAGATGCATAGAAAATAAATACTACTACCAATTTACGCATTTGATTTACGTGAGTGAGAGAACGGCTAAAAGAATCAAGCAGGAAGCGTTAAGGAAGATGGTAATTGTAATGTTCGGGTTATAAGAATAAGAAAAGGAGGAATAATTATGAAATTTAAAGATTTAGAAGAAGGTAAGAAATATGAAACAGATTCGGGAACTCTATACAGAATAAAAGAGGGCGGATTATATGATGTTAATAGTGATAGATACACTATTTGTTCAATGAAATCCATTATGAATATGAATTTTACAGAAGTACCTAGTTATGTATCTTGGGAAGAGGCACTTAAATATATGCTAAAGGGTGGAAAAGCAAGATTTGGTACTGGCGACGGGATATACACTTTTACAAATGCTTTAAAATACACTTGTAAAAAATATGAGATGCCTGTAAATATTCCATTAGCTAGGTATATGCTTATGAATAAATGGATATTATTATAAAAATGACAAGGAGCAGTGTTTTTAATATCGAAGAAATAAAGTTGTAGTTTGGCACTTTTTTGGCACGCTACAAGCAAAATAACATAGTAAAATAGTATTATAGAAAAGTTACTCATATTAGCCCCCAGTTAGGTAGTCGAAAAATCGGCTGCCTTTTTATTTTAGAAAGGATGTGAGAGGTGTGAAAATTGGAGCAATACTAAGAAGTCAGCAGGCGAATATATACAATCAACTGAATAGAGAAACAAGCAAAAGAAAGAAACAGAGAGGTAAGAAGAAAGAGCACCTCTCACAGAAAGATATCGAAGAACTAATGCAAAATGGACATGTATATAAAAGAGTACATGGAGCGTTTAGGCAGGTTAAGTAAAATAAATCTAATATTGTCGAAACTTGCGAACGATTGGTGGAGGATATTCCTTTTCTACAGAGAATTGTAAGAATAGAAAGGGGAGAAAAATTATGGATATAATAGATAATATCAAAACAGTAGTAAAGACATTGCAACAAATGGATAATTTAGAGTTGAACAGACAAATAATAGATATTGAAACTAAAGTTATGGAATTAATAGAAGAGAATAAAGAGATTAAAAGATGTAATGAAGAATTAAGAGAAAAATTAAAAATAAAAGAAAATCTTGAATTCGAAAATAATATGTATTGGATTAAAGAGAAAGATAAAACAATTGGGCCATTCTGTACACGTTGCTGGGATAATGAAAAAAAATTACTAAGGCTTCATAAAAAAGATGATGGTTGGGGAACAATTTATATGGAATGCCCAGAATGCATCACAAAAATAGTTATAGAAAAACGCAGTATAAAAATAGAATTATAATATAAATTTCAGAGCCAACTGGCTCTTTTTTTATGCTTTAAAAAAGAAGGTGAAACAATGACATTAAAGAAGACTTGTCCTATGTGTGGTAAAGTAATAGACTACAATCAAAAGTATTGCGAAGAATGTGAGAAGAAATATGAGCAAGAAAAAACAGAAAAGAATAGATATTACGACAAGTACTACAGGGATAAAGAAGGCATAGAATTCTACAATAGTAAAGAGTGGAATAGAGTTAAAAAGATGGTAAAGACTAGAGACCACGGATTATGTAGGCTATGCTTAATGAATGACAAGATAAATTTTGTTGATGTAGTACATCATATAGTTGAGAGAAAAGAGAATAAAGAATTAGCATTGGACCCGGATAATTGTATATGCTTATGCAATAGTTGTCATAACTACGTGCATGCGAAATATAAGAAAAGCAAAAGGGAAATGCAGGAAATACTAAGGAAGGCTATGGGGTAGGGGGTATTGAAAAAGTTTTAGGCAAAGGGCTCAAGACCGCGTGCCCTCTTTTCTTGCGAAGAAACTCCCTAAATGAAATTTTCGAAAGGAGGTAAGGAAAGTGGCAAGACCTAGACAACCAACAGAATTGCTTGTAGTAAAAGGCAAAAAACATCTAACTAAAAAAGAAATAGAAGAAAGGAAAAATGTGGAAGTAAAAGCTCCAGCAGATAATGTTGAGCCACCTTCTTACTTGCCTAAGGAATTGCAAGAAGAATTTAATCGTATAGCTAAAGAACTTATTAATATTGGCATAATGAGTAATTTAGATTGTGAAGCATTAGCAAGATTTTTAATAGCAGAATACCAGTATCAAAAGGTAGTTAAGAAAGCTATTAGAATGAGTCCAGAAAATGAAAAATATTACGGTTTATTGCTTATGCAAGAGAAACTATTTAAAATGGCAAGACAAGCAGCAGGAGATTTAGGGTTAACTATTTCTAGTAGATGTAAATTAGTAATTCCTAAAAGCGAAGATGACAAACCCAAAAATAAATTTGCTAAATTTATGTGAGGTGATTCTATGTGATAGATAGAGTTACCAAATATGCTAAAGATGTTATTGAAGGCAGAGAAATTGCTGGAAGGTATGTAAGATTAGCTTGTCAAAGACATTTAGATGATTTAGAAAGAAGCAAATTAGCAATTTTTAAATATGAATTCGATATTGAAAAATCACTTAAAATAATAGATTTCGCTGAAACACTCACAATTGCTGAAGGCGAAGAAGAGACACCTGTAAAATTGGAAGGATTTCAAGATTTTATTTTAGGCTCAATCAACGGGTGGGTAACTAAAGGTACTGGTTACAGGAGATTTAGAAACTCATATATACAATTAGGCAGACAGAATGGTAAGTCATTTCTTAATGGTATTCTTGCAACATACTATGGTAATTTTGATGGGTATAAGTATGGACAGATATATTGTACTGCAACAAAAATGGATCAGGCCAAAATCGTTTTCAAAGAGATAGTTAAATTTATAAATGCGGATAACGATTTAAAAGAATTATTTAAAATAAAAGAATATGAGAGTACAATAGATTGTCTTATAACTAATTCGACCATTAAAGCTTTAGGGAAAGATACTAAAAGCATAGATGGATTTAGGCCGCTTTTGGGAATAGTTGACGAATACCATGCCCATAAAGATAATCAGATGTATAAATTGCTTGAAGGTGGAACTAGAAAGATGAAACAAAGTTTAATATCCGTTATAACTACTGCTGGGTTTAATCTTAATAGTCCATGTTATAAACTTTGGGAATATTGCAAGAATGTTTTAGAAGGAGTGTTCAGCAATGATAAGCAATTTATTTATATAGCACAGATGGATAAAGAAGATGATATTTGGAATCCGCAAAATTGGGTTAAAGCCAATCCTTTAGTCTGTAAAGATAAAGAAGACTTAGAAAATCTTATAGCTGTAGGGAAGACTGCAAAAGATATGGGGGGGAGTGACCTAAGAGATTTTTTAACGAAAGCCCTTAATATTTGGTACAAACATTCCGATAATCAATATCTTAATATAGATAATTGGAAAAAGTGCGCTTGCGACTTAACTTTAGAAGATTTCAGAGGTAAAGAGTGTGGATTAGGGCTAGACTTATCCAGTGGAGGAGATTTAACTTCAGGAGTATTAGAATTTCCTTTCTTAGAAAATGGAGAACCTGCATATTTTTTTCATCAGCATTCTTTCATGCCTAAAATGAGGTTAGCCGAACATATTAAAACAGATAATGCACCATATGATGTATGGGTAAATGAAGGATTAATAACTCTAACAGAGACACTCGGAGGAATTAAAACGGATTATAAATATATAATAAGTTATTTTAAAGAACTTATTGAAAAATATGATTTAAAACTTAAAGTAATAGCTTATGACCCGCATAATGCTGACGCTTTTTTAAGTGATCTAGAAAGTTTTGGGGTTGATTGTATAGAAATAAAACAATCAGCTAAATCTTTAAACACTGCAACAGAAGATTTTAAATTAAGTGTAGATGGCGGTACTGCAAAATACAATAAGAAAGATGGATTGTTTAAATTCTGCGGTGTCAATGCTGTAATTACTAGAAATAGTTTTGGAGAAATAAAAATAGATAAAGAGCACAGAACGGCAAGAATTGACCCAATAGATGCTGCTATAGGTATTCACAAAATAATGATGAACGATAAACAAACGGGCATTGATGTAAACAAATATGCGGACATAGAGTTTCTTAATAAGTTATGGGGTGTATAGAATGAAATTTATAAAAAGATATATTGAAGATATATTGGTTTTAGGTGGCTTAACAATAATAGTTTTAGCTACTTTTTTATTATCCAAAATAGCAGGGTTATATGCTACTGGAGTTATTATGTTTGGATTGGGTGTTTATTTTAGTAAATATCCTCTAAGGAGGTGATATATTGATATTTAGTAGAAAAAAACAAGTTTTTAAGAATGAAACTATTGATGGCTTGCAAAGTCTTTCGCAATGGTTAGAAGAAATGGGATTAAGTACAGATGAATTGAATATTAGTGGTAAAAACTCTTTGAATGAAATTACAGTCTATACTTGCATTAAAATTTTAGCAGAGACTGTAAGTAAACTCCCTTTGAAAGTATACAAGGATAGCAATGGTACAAAAAAAGCTAAGGAACATTATCTATATCCAATGCTAAAATTGAGACCAAACCCATATATGAGTGCAAGCGATTTTTGGAAGTGCATAGAAACTCAAAGAAATATCTATGGAAATGCTTATATTTGGATAGACAGAGCAAGAGTAGGCAGAAAAGCAGGTACTATTTTAGGCTTATATCCTTTGGATAGCGCAAAAGTGAAGATATATGTTGATGATGTAGGATTGCTAAGTTCTAAAAATAAAATTTGGTATGTATTTACTGATAATTTAGGACATCAATATAGAATAGAATCTACTGATTTACTACATTTCAAAGGGCTTACAACTAATGGTATAGCTGGCATAAACCCTATTGAAACTCTTAGAAATAGTATAGAGAATGCTAAAAGTTCAAGTATGTTTCTTAATAATAGCTATAAAAATGGCATGCAAACTAAAGGAATAATTCAATATGTAGGAGATTTGAACCCAAAGGCTGAACAAACATTTAGAGAAAAGTTTGAGCAGATGTCAAATGGGCTTAAAAATGCAAATAAAGTTAGTTTACTACCAATAGGCTTTCAATATCAGCCTATTAGTTTGAAAATGACGGATGCGCAGTTTTTAGAAAATACTAATTTGACGATTAGGCAATTGACTGCAGCATATGGCATAAAGCTACATCAGGTGAACGATTTGCAAAAAGCAAGTTATGCAAGTACAAGTGAAGCAAATAGAGAATTCTATACAGATACTTTGCTTGGTATTTTGAACATGTATGAGCAGGAACTCGTTTATAAGTTGTTTACAACAAAGGAAATAAATGCAGGTTACTACTTTAAGTTTAATGCAGATGTGATACTTAGGGGCGATATAAAAGCAAGGTATGAAGCTTATAGAATAGGAATACAGAGTGGCTTTATTACACCTAATGAAGTAAGAGCACTTGAAGAATTAGAGCCCAAAGAAGGTGGTGACCAACTGCTTGTAAATGGAACTATGACACCTATTGAAAAAGCTGGTGCTGCATATGAGAAAGGGGGTGACAAGTAATGAAGTTCTGGAATTTTGCGACCATAAAAAATGAAAATGATAATACAGAAAGTGTCGAATTGCGAATCGAAGGTGAAATCGTAAGTAATGATGATGCTTGGATATATGAATGGTTTGAAATTGAGCATACTGCACCAAATGCATTTAAAGATGAACTAAGCAAATACAAAGGGAAAGATATAATAGTATGGATTGATAGTTATGGTGGTGATGTATTTGCAGCAGCAGGAATTTATAACGCTCTTAAAGAGCATAAAGGCAAAGTAACCGTTAAAATTGATGGAAAAGCTATGTCTGCAGCTTCTGTAATTGCCATGGCAGGAGATGAAGTGCTTATGTCACCAGTTGCAATTATGATGATACATAATCCACTTACTATTGCTAGTGGTGATATGAGAGAAATGAGAAAAACAGCAGAAATACTAGATGCTGTAAAAGAAACAATTGTAAATGCATATGTGAATAAGACAGGGTTATCTAGGGACAAAATATCTAGCATGATGGATGACGAAACATGGATGAGTGCTAATGTAGCAGTTAAAAATGGTTTTGCAGATGGTGTTTTATATGAAGATAAGCAAATAGAAGTAAGTAATATCAAGGACTTTGCTTATAATAGACTTGCGATAGTGAATAGCACTAATGAAGCTATAAAGAAGTTATTTGCAATAGAAAAAAAGCAGATTGATAATAGCGAAGATTTAGAAAAAGAAAAATTATTGATTGAATTGGACCTTATATAAGGTTCTTTTTTAATATAAAAATATTGGAGGTAATTAATAATGAGCAAGAAAAGACAGGAACTTAAAAATCAAATAGAAATTTTAAAGGCTGAAGCTAGACAACTCGTAGAAGAAAATAAAATGACAGAAGCTAAAAATAAAGTAAATGAAGCTAAAGAATTAAAAAACCAATTAGATCTTATGGATGAACTTGAGGCTTTAGAAGTACAAAATGCTACAGGCAAACAAATTGGGGAACTAAAAGATGAGCAAGAGCAAGAACAACTGTATCAAAATGCATTTTTTAAAGCTTTGAAAGGTAAAAGACTAACAGCTGAGGACAGAGAAATTTTAGAATTTAAAAACTCTTTATCAGAAAGCACTGACGCTGATGGTGGGCTTATAGTTCCTAATGATATTCAAACTAAAATAAATGAATATAAGAGAAGTTTAATTGATTTATCCCAACTCGCAACAATTGAACCAGTTTCTAGTCTTACAGGTAGTAGGGTAATTGAAAAGATAGCAACTATGACTCCACTTGTTAATATTACTGATGATACGGCGGATATAGATGAAATGGCAAGCCCACAGTTTGAGACTGTTAGTTATACAATTCAAAAGTACGCTGGATGGCTGCCAATTCCGAATGATTTACTTAAAGATAGTGACCAAAATATAATTAACTATCTTAAGAAATGGATAGGCAAGAAATCTATTGTGACGAATAATACATTATTTTTAGCGATATTAAATTCTTTAAGTGAAAAAACATTTGCTGACTATAAAGCTATTAAGAAAGCTTTGAATGTTACACTTGATCCAATACATGCTGTAGGAGCTAAGATACTTACTAATCAAGATGGATTCCAATATCTTGATACGTTAGAAGATAAAAATGGTAGACCACTTCTAAAAGATGATATAACTCAACCTACACGCAAAATCTTATTCGGTAAACCTGTTATAGTAGTTCCTAACAGTCAACTGTCTACTACTGGAACTACCACAAAATATGCGCCAATATATGTTGGAGATTTTAAAGAGGGAGTAATTAAATTTGATAGACAAAGATATGAAATAGCTTCAACTAATGTTGGCGGTACAGCATTTAGAAAAGATAGAACAGAGTTGAGAGTAATCGAAAGAGAGCAGTATAAAGCATGGGATAGTGCTGCGGTTGCAAGAGGTAAAATTGACGTTACAGCAGTAGTATAAAAGAAGGGGAATACCCCTTCTTTAAATAGGTGGTGATAATATGGGAATAACAGAAATAAAAGAATTTTTAAGATTAGAGCAAGACTACACAGAAGAAGATATGTTTTTAAATGCATTAATACAAGCAAGTGAAGGTTATATTTATAATGCTACAGGTTTAAATGGTACAGATATAACTGATGCTAATCAAATTGAGCTTTATAAGTTAGCTCAAAAGCTGCTTATAACACATTGGTACGAAAACAGAGAAGCAATATCAGAAAAGAAAACTGATAAAATAGCATTTTCGCTCAACTCTATATTAGTACAATTGCAATATTGTTATGAAGGTGATACTGTATGAATCCAGGAAGATTAAGACACAGGATAGATATATATGGAAAAATCGAAATAGAAAATGAATTGGGTGAAGTAGACTATATAGACAGTAAAATCAAGACTATATGGGCTACTATAATTCCACAGACTGCAAGTTTGCAAAGAGGACAAGTAGAAACTATACTAAGTAATACTACGCATAAAATAATTGTGAGATATAGTGCCGGGAAAGATATTACTCAAGATATGTATATTATATTTAGAGGTAAAAGGTTTGATATAAAATACATCCTTAATCCATATTTTAAAAATTCATTTTTAGAGATATTTTGTGAGGAAGTGATTGAGTAATGTCTGATGTAGAATTTAACACAAAAGAATTAGATCAATTTAGTAAGGATTTGCTAAGTTTAGCACAACAGATAAAAGGAAAACAAAGTAGAAAATTTATGCGAAAAGAAGGAAAAAAGTTAGCAAGAGAGCAACGTAGAGAATTTAAGTCTTGCAATATTGGTACAGGTGAGGGAGATACAAAAGATGTAGAAAAATCTTTTAAGGGTGGAAAAGTATTTAAAAAAGATGGCGATTTGGCTGTAAGAGGATATTCTAGTCATCCACTTACACATCTTTTAGAGGATGGCCATATTATAAAAAATAAAAAAGATGGACCAGAATTAGGATTTGTACTTGGATGGCATTTTGTTGATAAAGCCGCACGAAAATTTGAAAATATTTATGTAGATGATACAGAAATATTTATCGATGAATTATTGCAAGAGCATAATCTATAGGAAGTGATAATATATGCTAACATATATGGATATAAAAAAAGCAATTAATGATAAGCTAAAAACAAAATTTGCGAATATAAAAATAGAGTCTAATAATATTCGAGAAGGTATTAAACGACCTTCTTTTTTTGTGCAATTAGATAATATTGATACAAAAAAATTCATGACAGTTGGTAGAGATAGAAATTTAACAGTTAGAATTTACTATTTTCCATCTGACAGATATAAAAACGAAAATGAATTATTAAAAATGAAAGATGGTTTAGAAACTTTATTTTTATATGATGGAGTATTAGATGTAAATACATATCTAGCCGATGTGGATAATGTAGAGCTAGATGTAGTTGACAATAAAGGACAAGATAAGGTTTTACATTGTTATTTTTGTTTAAGATTCTATGAAAACTGGAATAAAACAGATGAACACGAAGAAGAAGAAATGGAAGATTTATATTATAGTTAAAATAATTAGAAAGGAATGATGATAATATGGCAGATATCGGAATGCCTAAAATTAACATAATATTTAAAGGACTTGGAGCAAGTGCAGTGCAAAGAGGGAGCAAAGGTGTAGCTTGTTTAATTGTAAAAGATACAACAAATACAGACATATTTACGAAGTATAGAAGCACTGACGATTTCACAACAGCAGAACAAGCAAAATATACAGAAGATAATGTACAATACATTAAGGATGTACTAGAAGGAACGCCAAAAGAGTTACTAGTGTTCAGAATCGGAGAAGGGGGAACATTAGCAGACATACTAAGTAAAGTTAAAATAAAAGCTCCTAGAAACTGCTGGATTGCTATAGCAGATGCAACGGATACAGAAACTACGGATTTAGTATCATTTGTTAAAAGTGCAGTAGCGAATAATCACAAAAGATACAAAGCAATCGTATATAATTCAAAAGCAGATAATATGCATATTGTTAACTTTACAAATACCAATGTTTCTTTTGCAGATAGTAGAGGAAAACAAGCAGGAGATAAAGCTATACCTTACTTATTAGGATATTTAGCAGGATTGCCTTTAACTATGTCAGCTATTGCAAAACCACTAAATAAATTTACGGAAGTAGAAGAACCTACTGATTTAGACACTGCCATTAATGCAGGAGAGTTTGTATTGTACAACAATGATGGAGAAGTACGTGTTGCTAGGGGTGTAAATTCTCTTGTTACAACAGGTGAAGGGATTACAGATGATATGAAATTTATATTGATTGTAGAAATAATGGATTTAATCTATAACGATATTTACACTACATTTGACAAATTCTACAAAGGAAAATATAAAAATAATGCAGATAACCAAGCATTATTAATAGGTGCAATTACTGCTTATTTTAAATCTTTAGCATTGGATAATTTGTTAGACAGTAATTTTAATAATAGAGCTACTGTTGATTTAGAGCAACAACGATTAGCTAATATTCCTAAGTATGGGGAAGATGTTGTTTTAACATGGGATGATGAAAAAGTTAAAAATATGACAGTAGGAACAAATGTATGGCTTAGAAGTAATATTAAGATTCTTAATGCAATGGAAGATTTTACGTTTGTAATTACAATGTAAGAAAGGATTAGGTGATGAACGATGTCGCAAGTTGGAAATAAGCAATTCAACGGAAAGAAAGGCAAATGTTGGATAAACGATAAAAGATATATGAATGTGTTTAATCTAACTGTTACAATTACAAACAATTATGAAGAAATTCTTGACCCTAGAGATGATCACTATGGAAAGGTACAAATTCCAAATGGATATTCGATAGAAGGAAGTTTAACACTTAGACGTGATGGTTCTGAAATAGATTTTTTAAAGGAATTGGCAGATGCAACTAAAAATAATCTAATTCCTGAAATCAGTATTGTTGCAAAAATGGAAAGAAATGATGGCTCTAAAGCAGTTAGATATAGATATGATGAAGTAACATTCGATTCATATGATTTACAAAAATTTGAACAGGATAGTGCAGTAACAGAATTGGAATTAAGCTTCAAAGCAGCTACATTTGAAGAAATTTAGCATATAGCACCTTTTTTAGGGTGCTTTTCTTATGTATTTAAAATGAAATTAGAAAGGATTTGATAGAATGTCAAAAGGTAAAAAATTAACACTTGATGATTTTAGAAAAAAAGCATTACAGAGAGAAAAAGCTAAAAAATTATTTACATTTATAGATGTAGATGGTTTTGGAGAAATAAGATTTGAAAGACCTACTGATAATGAAATCTTAAGATATATGAATGAATGTGCTAGAGCAGTAAAAGTAGATGAAAAAGGTAATGTTACAGAACAAGATTTATCAATTACATTTGAAGCGAGTAAAGAATTAGTATATGTGTGTTGTCCTTTTTTGCAAGACAGGGAATTAAGGGAAGAATTAGATATTAAAGACCCTTTAGATGTAGTATCTAAAATATTTGGCATAAATGGAACGATAGAAATTGCATCACAAATTGTAGAAGAATTTGAGGGCGGGAAATTAACTGAGCAAGTAGTTGAAGATGTAAAAAACTAATAGGAGATAGTAAGAAACCAGGTGAAATGTATTGGGTTTCTTACTATCTCCAAAAAGGATTTACATTAGATTACTTACTTAATTTAGATTATGTAGAAAAACAATTCTTTTTACGTTCTATGGAAGTGTGCAAAGAAGAAAAAGTCTTATATGATATAGAAAAATTAAAAGCCATTTTTGGAGAAAAGAGGTGAGAAAATGGCTAGAACGATTGGTACTATATTGGCGATGAGAGATAGAACTTCTAAAACGCTTATGCGTGTAAACAAAAATGTAGAAAATGTAACTAAAAACATGAAAAAATCACAAAGGCAAGTACAAAAATGGCAAAATAACTTTGTAAAAGGCATGGATAAAGTTACAAAAAAAGTAACAAAAGTAGGATTAGCTGTAGGTGCTATGCTTGGAGTATTTGCTACAAAAGTTGGATTTGAAGGACTAAAAGACTTAGAAGAAGGTGCAGCAAAAGTAAAATCTATTGCTAAAAATGCTCTGCAATTAAAAAATATCAAAAAGGATTTACTTAAAGCAAGTACGAAAACAGGTGTAGGAGTGACTGAACTAGCAGAAACACAGTATAGTGCCATATCTAGTGGTGTAAGTCCGAAAGATAGTTTAAAAGCTAGTGTTACAGCAAGCAAACTTGCTAAGGCAGGATTCACAGATGCTAATAGTGCATTAAAAGTAATGACGTCAACGATGAATGTATATGGATTAAAAGGGCAGGAAGCCATGCAAAAAATCTCTGACAAGCTACTTGTTACACAAAATTTAGGGGTAACTACTGTTGCTGAATTATCTGAAAGTATGGGGTCACTTACTCCTATTGCAAATAGTGCAGGTGCATCTATTGACGAACTTATGGCAGGTATGGCAAGTTTAACAAAAAACGGACTTAAAACAGATGAAGCAGTAACAGCTTTTAAAGGTGTTTTGACAAGTGTTATAAAACCTTCCGATGAAGCAGCTAAGATGGCTAAAAAGTTAGGTATTGATTTTTCTGTATCAGCTATTAAATCTAAAGGGTTTAGTAAATTTCTTGAAGAAATAAAAGAAAAAACAGGTGGCAATACAGAATTAATGGGTCAATTGTTTGGAAATGTTAGAGCATTATCTGGAGCATTAGTACTTACAGGTAAAGGCTTTAAAGATTTTAATACTAGTCTTGATGCTATGAAAAATAGCGCAGGTGCTACGGATGAAGCATATAAAACTATGACTAATACTATAGGCTTTAAGCTAAATAAATTAAAAAATACAAGCAAGAATATATTTACAAGTATTATGAATACTCAATCAGGACTTATAGGGCAATATATAGACAAAATTAATAACTGGGTTAATAATAACGAAAAAACTATTCAAGAGTGGGTACGAAGTATAGGTGATGGAATTGTTAAGATTACAAAATTTATTAGGACAATAGTAAAATTTGCTAAAAAGCACGAAAAGTTAATCACAACGTTATTGGTATTTATTGGGACTTTATATACAGTTATAAAAGTGATAGGAATATTAAAAACTGTATTCACTGCATTGAATACAATATGGCTTATATTCAATGGCACATTAGCATTAACTCCACTTGGTTGGATTGTACTAGCTGTAGGTGCAGTAATTACAATAGGTTATGCACTATGGAGAAACTGGGATAAATTAACTAAAAAAGCCAGAGATTTATGGGCAAGTATTAAAGAAACATTCAACAATATCAAAGCTAAAGTGGTAGAAGTTGGTAATGCATTATGGAGTGGTTTTGGTGATAGGTTTCCATTATTGCAGGAGTTTATAGGAACGCATATTAAATCTATAAAGCAAATATTTAGTGGGATTATAGAGTTTGTTACAGGTGTCTTTACAGGCAATTGGAAAAAAGCATGGGAAGGTGTAAAAGGGATTTTTACAGGAATATTTAATGGGTTACAAAACGCCTTCTTATTTCCGTTAAAAGCCATAATAAAAGGCATAAACTATATGATTACCCAAGTAAATGGAATGTCAATTGACATTCCAGAGTGGGTGCCCAAAATTGGAGGGCAAAAGTTTGGCTTTTCTATTCCAATTATTCCAGACTTACCTGAATTCGCTAAAGGCGGTATAGCAACACAACCTTCGATATTTGGTGAAGCAGGTCCAGAAATTGCTATACCTTTAAAACATAGTAATAGAAGCAGGAAATTATTAAATCAAGCTACTAGGATTATTAATCCTAAAGAAAAAGCTAATAGTACTGTTAATAATATTAAAAACACTGTTAAAAATATATTCAATACAATAAAAAATATTACTAATAATATAAGCAACAGTACAAACAATAATACATTTGATAATACTAAAAGTATTGCTAATAGTACTGTTAATAATATTAAAAACAGCAATGTAAGTAAGAAGAACAACGATAAAAAAACTAATGATGTAAAAGTATATGTAACGATCCAAGGTAATGTTATTGGCAATAACGAGTTTATTGATAAAGTAGGAGAAAGAATTGTTAAAAAAGTTAAATTAGCATTAGATACAATGTAGAGTGGTTATTATAACCGCTCTTAAAATTATAGAAAGGATGTGGTTAATATGGATATTTATTTTAGTACTTTAGACAGAAAAAAAGTTATACAATTACCTGTAATTCCTCAGAATGTCGAATTATTAAATTATAGTTTTACAAATGAAGAATTTCCAACTTTAAATAGTGTTATTAATCTTAAAAATTATAAAAAGCAATTATTTACAACTACTTTAGAAAGTTTTTTCCCTAAAACTTCGAAAAGATATAGGTGGTTGAGAAGTGATGTTGATATGAATATAGGTACAGCTTTTTTCTTAGACGTTGCAAATAAGGAAATACCAATTCGTTATATGGTTACTGACAATAATAAAGAATTAACTAATATACCTGTTACTGTAGAAAATTTTGTAACAAAAACTAAAAGAAATGGTGATATAGCTTATACATTAACTATTAAGGAATATAGGGAAGTGATATAAGATGTATAGGTTATATGTAAATAATAAAAATATAACAAACAAAGTTAATAATATTTCTTATAGCACCGATATAGAAACAGTAGGCACTACATTAACATTTGATACAGTAGAAACAGTTTCAGAGGGTGCTATAGTTAGTTTAAAAGAAAATAGCAAAGAGATTATAAGAGCAATAGTTACAAACACAAGTAGAAATAAGGATTATTATTCAGTTACTTCACAAGATTTTGCATTTTATTTAAATAAAAATGAAGTAATAATTCAATTTAATAAAGTTAGTGCAAATAAGGCTATAAAACAATTATTAGATAAATTTGGTATAAAGAATAATATAAATAGCAGCTTAACTACTCAAATAACTAAGATATATAAAGATGAAACTATACTTGATGTAATTAACGATATATTAGAACAATGTTACTTAGAAAAAAATATTAAATATAGAATTGAAATGAGACTAGATGTATTATATATAGAAAAAATAACTAATCTAGAGATTAATCCAACTATATTCTTTGATAACAAAAGTATAAAAAGTTTGAAATTAATATCTGATGATATAACTTATAATAGAAGTATTGAAGATATGAAAAATAAAGTAGTAGTTATAAGTGATGATGAAAAAAGTACAAGAATTATTGCTAAAGTACAAGATAATGCAAATATAAGTAAGTTTGGACTTATGCAGGAAGTTGTAACACTAAAAGATAAGAATATTGCACAAGCTAAGAATATTGCACAAAATACTCTGAAAGACTTAAATAGAATACAAGAAGAAATTAGTTTTACTATTTTAGGAGATAGTACAGTAAAGGCTGGTAGAGTAGTTAATATCAATACAGATATAGTAAAAGGTAAATATTTAATAAAATCAGCTTCACACAGTATAACAGATGTAAATCATGATAAAGTTAATGTAACCTTAGGGGTGATATAAATGAGTTATGATGTTGAGTTTGCTAAAATGTTGAAAGAAAGAAATAATAAGAAAGCTATAGGAGCCATTACAGGTAAAGTAGTTAGTGTAAATCCTTTTAAAATTTCCATATTTGATGGACAAATATTACTTAAAAAAGAACAGTTATATTTTTGTAATAGTATATTAGATAATTACATTAGAGAATATCAAACTTCAGAAATAAATACAGAACAATGGGGTAGTACTCAAAAAATAAAGTTAACTGATACCTTGAAAGTTGATGATGAGGTCATGTTAATAGCAGCAGAAAACGGACAAACTTTTTTCGCTATAGATAAGGTGGTGAAACTATAATGTTTCCACAAACACAAATAAATATTGGTAATATTATTGATGAAAAGACTTCTGAAAATAAACTCGGCAAGTCTTTTTTATTTGATTTTTCTAAAGGTGATTTTATATTGAAAGGTGGAAAATTAATTGAAACTAGTGAAATTGAAGCTATAAAAGTTTGGATAGAAAAAGTATTAAGAACTGAAAAGTTTAAATTTAAAATTTATGAGAAACAGGACAAAAAAAGAGAATACGGGGTTACTATAAGAGAATTACTGATTGGTAATAAATATCCACAAGCATTTGTACAATCTGAACTAAAAAGAGAAATTACAGAAGCATTATTAAAACATCCACAAATTGAAACTATAAAAGAATTTACAACAGATAAAGCATATACAACACTAAATATATATTTTACAGTTATTTTAAAAGATGCTAGAAGTTTTGAACAGGAAGTGAGTTTTAGTGAATAATAGATTAGAAAGAATGTTAAACAATATTGATGATGAATTTGATAAGAGCGAAGGTTCTTTTTTTTATGATAATTTACAGGCGGCAGCTATTGAGTTTGATTTACAAGAAGAAAAAATAAAAAAAATAATTGATAAGGGCTTTGCCGATACTGCAAAGGGTACTTATTTAGATAGAAAAGTAGCTGAAAAAGGCTTAATAAGAAAGCGCGCTACAAAAGCTTCAGGAATAGTAAAAATAATAGGACAAGAAGGAACAAAAGTTGAAAAAGGTATTAAAGTTGCTACAGATTTATGCAATTATACAGTTTTAGAAGAAAGAGTAATTGAAAAAGAAAATTTTACAACTGTAAAAGTAGAATGCGACCAGGCAGGGAAAATAGGAAATATACCTATAGGAGCTATTAAGTATTTTCCAGTAACTATTGCTGGATTAAGCAAAGTTGAAAATATAGAAGAATTTAAAAATGGTTTTGATGAAGAAACAGATGAAGAACTGAGGAAAAGATATTTTGAAGCTGTGCGAGAACCGGTTACGTCTGGGAATATCTATGCATATAAAAAATGGGCTAAGGAGATAAATGAGGTTGGAGATGCAAAAGTAAAACCTCTCTGGAATGGTCCAGGTACTGTAAAAGTAATAATTGTAGATAGAAATAAAACAGAAGCTTCAGAAGTTCTTATAAATAAAGTGAAAAATTATATAGACAAGCAAGCACCTATTGGTGCACAACTAACTGTTACAAGTGCAAAAAGCAAGTCTATAAATATTAAAGTTAATTTAGTTTTAGATGGAGCTTTAAATATAAATGTAATTAAAGAGAAGATACAAGAAAAACTAGAGAGTTATTTTAAAAATATATCTTTTATTTCTAATTATGTAAGCTACGCAAAGATAGGGAGTCTTATACTTACGGTTGATGGAGTATTAGACTATAATAATTTACTTGTAAATTCAAAAAAAGAAAATATTAATATGGGAGAAGATGAAATTTGTATTTTAGGCAATTTAAATATTAGTTAAAGGATGTGAGAAAATTGAATAACATAAGTAATTATCTTAAAAATAAACTTGTAGAAGCTACTTTAAGAGGGCAACAGCTACAAATAAATAATGTATATTTAGCTTTGTTTAAAAGCAATCCCGAAACTAATTCGGGAGAAGTAACTGGAAGAGGATATGAAAGAAAATTAGTTACTTTCAATTCTCCTATAAATGGAGAGACTACAAATTCAATATCAGTTGAATTTGATATAGCACAAAACGCATGGGGAACTATTACCTATGCAGCTTTATACGATGCAAAAGTAGGCGGAAATTTATTGTTTTATGGTCCTCTAGAAGTTAAAAAAACAATAGATAAATATAGTCAATTTAAATTTCCTCGAAACTATATTACGTGCAAAATAAAGTAGGTGTAGGCTATGGGGGTTACTTGGAATTTTTTAAGAAATTCCAGCTGGAATGAATTAAAACAAGCAAATAGAAAATGGAATAAACTAATAAATACATTGGAAGGCAAGCTATTGCTTGAAAATGTATTTAAAAATAATTACACGGGTGTAAAAGTAGAATTTAATAATAAATTAGGCTTATTAAATAGCACAGAGATTAATTTTAAAGGTGTAAAAGTAGAAAATATATTAAACTTTAATTTTGGAATTGAAACAGATTTAATATTTACTGCTTTTTTATCTTTAAGGAATTTTAAACACAACATGCTTAAATATATGCCCAACTACTATCGTAAGTCTAGAGTTATTGATAATTTACTAAATTCTTATGATAGAGAATTTAGACTATTAGATTATAAGATAAACGATTTTGAAGATAACTTGTTTGTAGATAGTTTAAATTCTTATATTCTTAGATGGGAATATATACTTGGAATTAAAAGTAATAATACAAAATCTCTATCTTATAGAAGAGAAAGAATTAAATCTAAACTTCAAGCAAATGCTACAACAACAAAAGAACAATTAAAAAGAATATGTAAAATTTATTGTGATTCTGATGTAGAAATAATAGAAGACTATGAAAATTATACTTTTACAATCAAATTTATTAATACTGCAGGAATCCCTAAAAACATTGAAGCTTTAAAGGAAACAATTGAAGAAATTAAACCCGCACACTTGGCATACAAATTTGACTTCATGTTTAAAATCTGGAATGATGTTAAAAAATATACTTGGAATGAAGCTAAAAAGAAAACTTGGAATCAGCTAAGAGATTTCAAAAGTTAGGAGGAATAAAAATGAAATATAGCACAAGTCTTAAATTTAAGCTACCAGATGGAAATGACGATGTAGACATAAATGACATTAATGAAAACTTTACAAAAGCAGATACAGAAATAATAGATCTAAAAAATAAGTTGCAAAATAGTTTAACTAATGTTACAAAAATTAATGAACAATTAGCTAAAAATACGAAGCAAATTAGTACAGCACAGAGCAAAGCAGATAGTGCTTACAATAAAGTTACATCTGCTACGTATATTCGAGATAGAGTTAAGGCAGTAGATGGTCATGGTAGTGGTTTAGATGCGGATACGGTAGATGGCAAACATGCTACTGGCAATCTGATGACGAACGAAAAAAATAATCTTGTGGCAGCAATAAACGAGGTTTTTACAAATGGCAATAATGTTAAAAATAATACGGTAGACGCATTATTGTCTGTAGATGATAGTCTACCGGTAACACATAATTCAAGTTGGAGCAAAATTATAACTGAAATAGGTAATATTCAAACAGGATTATCTGAAGAAGGTAAAATTTATCCTAAAATTTTTGTTCAAACATCACAACCTATAGCAATAAAAAAATGGGATATATGGATTAAAACTTCTGAAAATATTAATAATATTTATTTTAGAGATCACGAACCACCACATATAACAGGTGTAGGGTGGATAAATATTGGAGATATAGATATGTCATTCAATGTACTTAAAGGACTACAATTTTTAGACGAAAATGGTTCTGAAATAACTATAAACTATAAAACTAAAATGTCTGCAGAAAAATCTTCTACCAAACCAAAAATATGGGAAAATGGATATATGAGCATAATGGCAAATTTAAATTTTATTAAATATAGAAAAGATGACAAATGGTGTTCTATAAATGCTAGTTATTGGAACGGAATAAAATGGGTCGATTTTATTCAAGAAGATTTTTACATATATAGTGGTTCTTATGATGATAGCGTTAGAAAAATATCTCCTAGTGGAAATGAAGTTTGGAAATATACAGGGCATGATGAAGCTGTTCATGGAGTAGCGGTAGATAAAGATGGATATGTTTATAGTGGTTCTAATGATGATAGCGTTAGAAAAATATCTCCTAGTGGAAATGAAGTTTGGAAATATACAGGGCATGATAAAGCTGTTCATGGAGTAGCGGTAGATAAAGATGGATATGTTTATAGTGGTTCTTATGATGATAGCGTTAGAAAAATATCTCCTAGTGGAAATGAAGTTTGGAAATATACAGGGCATGATAAAGCTGTTCTTGCAGTAGCGGTAGATAAAGATGGATATGTTTATAGTGGTTCTAATGATGATAGCGTTAGAAAAATATCTCCTAGTGGAAATGAAGTTTGGAAATATACAGGGCATAATCGTGGTGTTGCCGCAGTAGCGGTAGATAAATATGGATATGTTTATAGTGGTTCTTATGATGATAGCGTTAGAAAAATATCTCCTAGTGGAAATGAAGTTTGGAAATATACAGGGCATAATAAATTTGTTCTTGCAGTAGCGGTAGATCCAGGTTTAATAGGAGCATTTCTTGACGAATGGTAAAATAAAAAAATAAAGAAAGAGAGGTAATAATATGTATTTATTAAAAGGAATAAAAGAAACTGAAGAAAAATTAAATGTACAAATAATTTTTAATTTAGATGTTGAGGAAAATAAAAATATCGACACTACAGATGGAGTAATTGTTGAAAAAATATTAGAACAACCAAAGAAAAAAAGAGGAATTGGATTTAAATTATACGTAAATCCAAAAACAAAAGAACAATTTTACGAAGAATTCGAAAGAATGTTGACACAAGAAGAAAAATTAGATGAGATGAATGAAAAATTAGATTTATTAATGCAATCTAACTTAGAAAGCGAGGGAATTTTATAATGATTAGTGAAGTTAAAATTGAAATGTTGCTAAAATTAATCAAAGCCAAAAAAATAACTATAAATGATATTAAAAATGATGAGTATAAAGCAGAAGTAGAGAAAAGATTAAATGCGTAATAGAGGGTGTATTTTTTATGCCCTCTTAAGACTGGAGGTAAAACATGAATGAAGAATTGTTAAGGGATAAACTTAATACGCACGAAACACGACTTAATGACCATTCTAAACGGTTAGATAAAATTGAACAAAGTCAAGTTGAGTTTAAAATTGAGATTAAAAATCTTTGCGATAATCTAAGAAATTTAACTAATACAATGAAGTGGCTGATGGGAATTTGGGTAACAAGTTTACTCGGATTCTTTTTTTACGTAGTTCAAAATAAAATTTTCAGATAGGAGCGATAATATGAAAATTATAGAAAGCAATTTAAAATTCAAGAGCAAATTAAGCAAGAGAGTTAAAACTAATCTTATCGTATTGCATCATGCTGTAGCGTCACATTGTACAATCCAAGATATTCATAGATGGCATCTAAATCGTGGATGGAGTGGATGCGGATATCATTTTTTGGTTAGAAAAGACGGCAGTATTTACAGAGGTAGACCAGAAAACGTTATAGGAGCACATTGCTTACACCATAATAACTATAGTATCGGCATATGTGCAGAAGGCTCTTACATGCAAGAGGTAATGCCACAAATACAGAAAAAAGCTATAATAGAGCTATGTAAGTATCTAATGTATAAGTACAATATTAAAGATATTAAAGGGCATAGAGAGTTATATAACACTAGTTGTCCAGGAGACAATTTCCCATTTAACGAAATAGTACAAGCGGCACTTAAACCTAAATACAATGCAAATTTCTGCTTACTATTTCAGAAATGGTATAACACTTTAACTAAACATAAATTAGCCGAAGATGGCATATATGGTCCCAAAACGGAAAAGGCATACGAGAGTATTAAAAATATTTTAGAGGATTTTAGTTTTAGAGGATTTTAGGAGGTAATAAATATGTTGAAGAATATCAAATTCGAATACGTATTTGCAGTTTTAGTAGTTGTTATTTTAGCAGCTGCTTTATTTATTTTTAAAGAGAATAAAGATGTAGTAAACACAGTAGTTACAGCTCTTGTTGGAGCTCTTTCTGCTATTACTGCTTTCTTTTTTACAAAGCATGTGCCAAAAGAAGAAAAACAAAATACAGATAAATAA